AGCTGGAGTAGCAACTGCTTCGGCAATTTCAGCGTGTACTTCAGGCGCAACTTCCTCAACACCTGTAGCGGCTGCAATAACTTCAGCAACTGCGGCTGCAACTTCTTCTGCAACTTCTGGCGCTGGTACTGGCATGTCAGCAACTGCTTCCATGATAGCGGCTGTGATTGCTACAGGATCTGTAACAACTTCTGGCTCAGCGGCAATAACTGCTTGAACTGCGGCTGAAACGATTTCAGCAACTTCTTCGTTAGCAACTGGTGCGGCTTCAACTTGTGCTTGAACAACTTCAGCAACGATGTCAGCAGCATCTGGTACGTCGGCACTTGGAGAAAGTGCAACTACTTCTGCAACTGCTTCTTGAATGTTCTCAACTGCTACTGCTACTGCGGCAATAATAGCGTCAACGTGTTCTTGAGTCTTAACAGCAATTAATTGCTCAACTTGTACTTCAACTACGGACAATCTTGCATCTAATTCTTCGATGCTTGTGGCACCGTCTGTGTTAACTGATGTACCAGTTAGGGTTGCTAACTTGGCTTCTACGGCTACTAATCTTGCGGCTAAATCTTCTAATCTCATGTGTCGCTCCTTTTGGGTTTATGAGTGTGTACCGTTGTGGTACACAACTATTTAAGTAGTAAACTGTTACACTAATGTTACATTTTAATGTTTTTCAACTAGGTTATTACGAAATATTTCCCATGCACGTTGCCAACTCCAGCGTTGACTACCTTCTAACACCCCTTCCCTGTTTAATCCTAAACAACGATGTACGGCTGTTGCTAGATTTTCTTCTAAGAATCCAGTGACACCTTGCTCTACTACATCTTCCGGCCCTTGGCAAGGGTAAGCCGCAACTGGAGTTCCGCAGGCCATTGCCTCAATCATAACAATACCAAATGTTTCCCACTGACTAGGAAATACAAACACTTCAGCATTAGCATAGTAACGGGCTAGATCTACTCCAGTTTTAAATCCGGTAAATGTAACGTCTGGATATTTCTTTTTGTAGGTTTCTAACATTGGACCATCGCCTACCATAATCTTTTGATAGCCGGGATAATCTAATTCTAAAAAATCTTCTAAATTTTTTTCTTTACTAACACGACTTACACACAACAAATACTTACTAGGAAATTCTTCTCTAAGTTCCGGCTTAAAAATGTTACGATCAACACCGCGAGTCCAGGGAATAACTTCTCCACTGAATCCGTGTGCTCGTAGTTCAGCAACCATTGAATCTGTAGTGGTTAACACCTTACCCGAATGCTTATGGAACCAACGAACAAATCGCCAAGTTAGGCTTTCTGGAATACCAAATAACTTTTTTAACCCTTCAGGAAACTTAGTATGATAAGCGGTATTGTGCCTAATATTATATAATGACAAATACTTTCTAGCCCAACAACCAAGAGGACCTTCTGTCGCGATGTGTATATAATCCGGAGCAATCTCCTTGATCTTCTTGCCCATGTACCTGGGGTAGGCAAGTTTGACTTCGTTATATTTAGGGCAATCAATGTAGCTGAACCACCCGGGATGCAACACCACAAACTTATAATCATCCAAAAGCGCACATGCCTCAATATTCTTGTAGGTCGTAACCACTCCATTTATTTGCTCCGGTAAATTATCAGTGATGATTAGGATTGTTTTTGGCATGTGCCCTCTATTTTAAAACTTTTAAATTTTAGTTGCCACTTTAATGTTGACAATGCTTGCTGACAACTTTTTTGATCTGCAAATTGCAGCTCTACTCGACCAGGTTGATCAGACGGATCATTTATGTGTACTGCTATTAGTATTAGTAACCACATTATCTTTTTCCTGTGTCCATGTAATTATCTCCCAACGTCCGTCATGGTGTTCAACTAGGGCCGTACAACTTTCAACCCAATCACCGTCATTCATATAGGTGACACCATCTATCTCTTTAATTTCTGCGTGATGTATGTGTCCACAGATAACACCATCGAATCCGCGTTTCTTACAGTAACCTGCTAGATTCTGTTCAAACTTGAACATAAAGTCTACTGCTTTTTTGACTTTGTGCTTAAGGAACTTGCTAAGGCTAAAGTACCCAAAACCCATACGATGACGTACCCAATTGAGTTTGCTATTGAGTGATAGAATGAAGTCATATGCTTTATCTCCTAAAAATGCTATCCAAGGCGCTAGTCTAGTAATGCCATCAAATAGGTCTCCATGTGTAACTAGATAATGTTTACCGTCTGCACCTATGTGTTCAATTTGATTGTGTATTTCAACAAGACCAAAACTAAAACCATATGGTATCATTGGTCTAAGGAACTCGTCATGATTGCCTGCTATGTATACAACACGGGTGCCACGTTTAGCGTGTCCTAGCACTCTGCGAACTACATTAGTATGACTTTGTTTCCATCGCCATTTGTTTTGTTGTATACGCCAGGCATCAATAATGTCACCTACTAGGTAGAGTGTTTCGCAAGTGTTGTGTTTTAAGAAATTATTTAACTTATCCGCTTGACTATCTCTAGTTCCTAAGTGTACATCGGATATAAAAATAGAGCGATAAGTTTTGGCTGTCATAGCCATATTTATCGCTCTATCCGTTACAGTTTTGTTACAAATTTTAAATTTGTACTACTGTCCATTTGTGTGTAAATGGTTTACCTTCGGCCTTGTGTTTCAAGATCTTGGCGAATTCCTTCTTGCGAAGTTCAAACTGTTTCTCGGCATCGTGGTCGAAGCAAGCCTTATACAACTTCTGAATTAACTTACGTTGTTTCATGGTATGCCCCTCCTTGAAAACTATTTATACTGTTTCTCAATTATTGAGCACAAGTTCTAGTGCGTGTAATTGTACCGTCTGAATTCTGAGTTTCGGTCCACGGGCTACAATTTTGATTTTGTACTATCACTGGTGGATTTTGAACAACTATTGATGGTTGTTGAACAACTACTGTTTCTGGTCTAGTGGCACCGTATACTACGGCACCGCCGATAATAGCAGGCACAACCCAAGACCAACCTCCGTTGTAATTTCGTTGCCAATGACCATGTCCGTAACCGTGTCCATGATGCCATTGGGCATTTGCTGTACCTACTACTGCTAATAATGATAATACTGCTAGAATACGTTTCATTTCTTTCTCCAAATTAATGACGGACTCCATAGGGCGTGTAGGGTCTCCGTCTAACCTGCAAGTCTTTCACTTACGCAACTATCTACAATAGTTTACCCCTACTAGATCTTATATTTATTTTAACTGAATAACAATATTTTGTCAAGTCTCGATCTCTATTGCACAAAGTGTGAGTGGAATGTTTATTGTAGGAATAAGAAATGATAATCCAAATACAGATAATATTTTAGATATTAGTTTCATAAACTGTGCTAATAATTTAAAAAGAAAAGTATTCATCCAAATTTTAATATCTCCAAGGATTTTGGCAACATCTATATTAGGTGCATTAACTTTGAAATTTAAAGGTAATTTCCAGTCGAAAGGATTACCAAATATAGGCAATTTAAAATCTTTAATGTATTTCATAATATCTTCATAGGTTGGTATTCTACCTATAATTTTTGTAACAAATGCTACAATAGCATCATAAATTTCTTTCATACTTGGCGGCAGTGCTAATAGTGCTAATATTTTTGCTAAAATAGCATCTATTGCTGCGGACCATATAGGTGATAAAGGAACAGGAAGACCTTTTGTAAATAGATCCCAAGCTAATAATCCAGTTTTAATGTATCCTATTATCTTACTAATTAATTTTAAAACAGTATCCCAAAGACTGCTTAGAATACTTTTAACAATATATTCTATATCAATTTCTGGAGACTGTATATCTGTAAAAAACGGATATGGAATTTTAAGTAGTGCTAATATTTGTTTTAACTTGTCTTTGCCCGACTCATAAATTTTTAATACTGCGGCCTTTAGTCTATCATATAGATCAGAAGCAAATAGATCGCTAATGGTTAAGTCGAATACAGGTAACTTTAAATCTAATACGCCTAGTCCAAATCTTTTTAATGCATTATAGAGTCCGTACAGTGTATTCCAAATCGGCTTTACTATAGAAGTCATTAAATTATTGTACAATCTAGCAATAGCTTCTTTAATATCTTTGATAGGATCTATAATTCCTATTTCTTTACACTGATAATTAATGATAGGTACTGATATACCAACAATAGACAATGTTGGGTCTTTGGGATATTGTAATACCACAGTCTCATACAAACTCTCCATAGTGAATGTTTTATTGAGATCAATAACAATTTTTGCAGCTACTGGAATATGTTGAGTAGATGTGGTAGACATAAATTACCTCAATGCAATGCCAGTGGTACCTGTTAGGTATTGATCCGATGCATCTTTCTTGCTAGGCATAATTGCAAAAATATGATCCTTCTTTAATGTGACCGTATCGTCTGATCCTAAAAACATCCAAGGAATCATTCCAAGACCTTGTCCGCTCATTGTAAGTGCCAGTGGTCGATTAATTTTAACTACACCGTTAGCTTCTTCCTCAAACCGTGCAATTAATTCGTCACCATTGGTCAATTTTAAACTAACCACATCACCTTGTGTAAAACCTTTGTTTATTAACATATTATCCTCTTCTTATTGCGTTTGCTAATTGTGCTGATTCACTTTTACGACGATTGTTTTCTCTTACAAAGAATGCAACTTGTCTATTTAATTCAGCAACCTGTGTTGTAAGTCTATTAATTTGTTGTTCCAATAGAGCTATCTTTTGTTGTTCAGGGGTTAACATCGGTATCATCCCCTATTAGTTTTTCCATTAACTTATAATGGTCGTATGCTTTTTTAAGAGCTGCAAATTTTTCTAACTTTTTTGGATCGGGCTCTGTAATTATAGCAAGTCGGTCTTCAATACCTTCTAACAACTTGCCCAGACTTCGACCTTTCCATTTAATATCTCCATCAAATACTGCATCAGATCCAACATGTAATCCAGCGGAGCCAGTTAATGTACCTAATGTAGATCCTGCACCAGTTGAATAATAATAATTACCAGCCGAAGCTCCAATACCCATATTTCCCGAAGAATTAATAGTTACATTACCATAACTATAATTAGCTAATGAACTTATACTAAATGAAGAAGTCGAGCCCATAGCTCCTAAAATGCTCGAAGTATCTACTGTAGTATATTCGATATCTTCGTTAACATCATTTTTATCTCCATCCCATTTGACTTCGGATGTTTTTAAAACAGCTAATGCTTCTCTTATTTTATCGAGTGAGTTAGTTTCCATACCCGCCAGCCGTTTCCTCAATGTATTTCTTGAGTTCAGTAAAACCGCCAATTAAGTTACCATTAATAATAATTTGAGGAACACTACGTGCTGCAGGAATAGCTTCTAGTAATTCTTCTTTAGTATAGCCGTCACCGATCTTACGTTCTTCAAATGGAATGTTGCGTTGTGTTAATAATGCCTTTGCTTGATCGCAATAAGGACAGTGATACTTTGACCAAACGATTGCTGTTGTCATATTTTTTCCTTTTTATAAATCTGGTAAGTCTTCATATTCTACTTCATCGCTCATAACACCGATAACATAGTTAGTACTTTCTGTTTCTTGTAAAGCACTTTGTTTCTTGTTAATGTTAACGTGTTTATTAAACCAAGGAATAGGACTTATTTTGGGATGATCTTCAAGATACTTAATACCAATATCTTTTAATCTAGTAAATGCTGTAAAGTCTACAAAGTCTGATAAGATAGCAGCATTAAGTCCAATAACTGGTCCCATCTTAAACAAATATGTAGCCCAGTCTTTTTCTTCTTGAATAACTTCCATATACATTGCGTATACTTCAGCAGCACACTCTTCTTCTAGTTCTAAGAAGATAGGATCATCTTTGGTTACATTGTTAATTAACCAAGCAGTCCACTCTGTGTGCAATAATTCATCTTGTAAAATTAAACCAATAATATTACCATTGCCAATATAGATTTTATTTTCTACCATGGCAAGGCTTGTGGCAAATGAAACCATGAACCGTAAAGCCTCAAGTGCATAACTTGCGTGTAGTGCAAGCCAGATAGCTCGCTTGTGCTCTCGTGTTGAAATTTCTTCTCCCAGTTCTTTACGGCAATTAAGAATATGAAGATCCTCATAGTAACGACCAATGTTAGCAGCCATATTAACAATTTCAGAAGTGTCGTGAATCTTGTTGAACTCATCTTTGGGTACTCCGTATACATTGCGAATAATGTGACTGTATGATTTACTATGAATGTTTGTTTCAAAGAAACTCCAGTTGCTTACTAGTGCCTCAAGTTCTGGAATACTAATAACTGGACTAAACACTTGATTAGGTGCACGACCTTGAATACT